TAAACCCGTTAACTTTTTTTCGTGTTCGTAGGTAGCGTTGTTTTGGTTTGAGCGCATTAAAAATAATTCACTTGCTTTGCGTATTGTGTCGGGTGAAAAGTAAATATAGTATTCTTCGCCTTTTGCATTTTTGCGGTAAATCTGTTTGTTTGGAATTAAAGCTGCACCCATTAAAATCTTTTTCTCGGTGTCAACTTCTTTTAGTTCGACTTCGTGTTTATTTAGGGCTACAAAGTTTTCTTCTATTGCGGGGCTATGTACAACACTAACTGCATCTATTCCGCTTTGTTCGTCTTTTTCGTCTATAATGAGTTCGATTATTCGCATAACTATTTAATTAAATTTTTCTTAAAGTGTTGCGTTTTCTATTCTGTTTCTGTCCAAACTTTGAGCAGTCGTAACGTGTCCACTAACTACATACGCTTGGGTAGGTTGTTGTTGAAGTTGTGCTAATTGATTAAGTCCGTTGTTTCCGATTACGTTAAACGTTGGGGCTTGTGGAGACATACCACCTAACGCCCCGCCACCGTTAGCACCACCAACGTTACCACCTGAAGCCGAACCGCCTTCGAACTTTTGAGCGCTTATCTTTGCGACGTTGGCTAAACCCGCGGCAACGGCTAATCCTGCGGCGATACCACCACGAACGGGGCTACTTGCGTCGGGTAAGGGTAGGAACTGCGAACCATAAGCCGAAGTAGCGTTCATATAAGTATCTATTAAAGCGTTAGCAATTTGCGCAGCTTTCTTAATTTTAAATGCTTTCTTTGCGCTTTCCGTTCCTTTCTTATTAAATAGGTCGGTAAGGTCTGCAATAATAGTTAATCCTTGCTTGGCAAACCCTACGTTACGTTCGAGTTCCGCTCGTTTCCTTGCTTTAGATTCTTCGTCGTATTTCTTTTCTATTTCGTTTATTTCGTTTCTTTTGGCTTCGGCTATAATTGCTTCTTGTTCTGCGTTTCCTTTTGCAAGGTTTTCTAACTCAAAGTATTTTTGGCGTACTAATTCGAGTTCGTAACCTTTTGCGCCTAATTGTTTTTCGGTTCGTTTTTGAAAGTTTTGTTCGTCTATTCCTTCAATGGTCGCTTGGAATTCTTGTTCTTTGGCTAACCGATTTTTATTGGCTTCGTTAATAGCGTTTAGTTCGACTTCCTTGTATTTGTCGTCTATTGCTTTTAGGTCTTTTTGTAAGACTTCTTCGGCTGTTTTTAATATCGCGGCTTCTTCTTCTGTTAGGTTTTTAGCGTAATTAAGTTGAAGATTCTTTAGTTCTTCTTCGTATTTTGTTCTACTTAAATTGCCTTCAATAAATCGTTTATCTAACGCTTCCCTTTCCGCTTTGTTTTGTTCTTTTAGGAAGTTATCCCTAAATTCTACAAACGCATTATTACGGGCTTGTTTCTCTTTGTCTATCCCTTCTTCTAATAACGCCAAGTCTTGGTTAATTTTCTCCTTGCGTATCTTCGCTTCTTCGTCTTGGGTTTTGTTTATATTATCTATTATTTCCTTGTTCGCCGCTTTGGTATCCTTAACTACTTTTTGGTTATTGCTTATAGTAGTTTTTGTAGTTGTGTTACTATTCTTTGCTTGTTGGGCGGCTTGTTCTTTTTGTGTCCGTGCTAAATCCGCTTCGAATACTTTTAGGTCATTGTTCGCGTTGGCTAAATCATTTTTAGAATTCGCTAAATCTTTAGTACTTTTTTCAATGGTAGACCAAAGTTCATTTAGTCTCGCGATTTCTTCTTTAGACCCAAACACGGTAGAACCTTCGCCTTTTCGTAAAGTACTTTTGAAAAGGTCGTATTGTAGTTTCGTTTGCTTGACGATACCTTCGTTTTCCTTTACTAAATCTTTTCGGTATTGAATAGACGCCTTAAGTCGTGCGCGTTCTAAATCTGTGGTATTTTTTCCTTGGGCTTTGGCTAAACTTATTTGGCGATTAAACGCTTGGTCTTCGGTGTTAAAGGATTCTTCCCTAACTGCCATTCGTTGTCGGGCTTTTGCTATTTCCCTATCTATGTTAGCTATCTGTTGGTTTGTTCGCTTCTTGTCGTTTTCAGACATTTGTTCGGAAGCCCCGTCAGTTAGTCCAATCCAATCTGTAAACTCGGCTATCTTACCACCTACGTAACTAAACGCATCGCTTAATTTGTCAAGGTTGGAAATCAAATAACCAACCCCCGCTATTAAGACACCTATTCCCGTGGAAATTAATGCGGCTCGAAAGGCTTTTAACGCAATACTTCCCACCGAAGTAGCGGTAGTTAACCCCGTTTGGGCGGTTGTTTGCGCCTTGGTCGCCACCGTTTCCGTTTGCTTGGCTACAATGTTTTCTTTGGTTGCTTTAAAACTTCCCGTTTGTACAAATCTATAAGCGGCAGTTGCGGCGGTTAATAATCCTTGACCAACTGCGGTTTGGCTTAACACCGTACCCAAGTTTTTAAATTGGTCTTTCGCTTCCATTACGCCTTGTAAGCCTTGGCTTAATGCCATTGCGCTTTGGATTCGTACCATTGTTTTTTGTAGGTTCTCGGATTGAACACCGATTAAACCCATCGCCCCCTCGTATGCTTGGAAAGCGTTTAATGCGCCCCCAATCGAACCCGACAAGGCGTTAAACTTTGCGTCGGGGTTAAATGCATCGACTAAGTTTTTGGAGTCTTCTATTTGGTCTTTTAATTCGGCAGCTGCCTTGGCGGCTTTTACCGCTTCTTCAGAAGTAGCCCCGTATTGTTCGGTTACCTTTTGAAGTTCTGCTAACGCTTCGCGGTATTGGCTTTTTAAGGATTTAACATTATCCTTTATTTCAACTTCTATTTGTCGCTTTTCTGCCATTGGTTTTGTCTTTTTATAATTAACTCTCTTTTGGCTTGTTTGTACGCTCCTTTAACCGACGTATGTAGTTTGTATTTTCCCTTCGCTATTTCTATTGTTTCGTGTTTATTTACGAATTCATCTATTTGCAAAAGTTGGATTATCGTGTTTAAATAGTTCATCGCGTTTGTCTGATTATGTTAATAGTTTCGTCTTGCGTTTCTCCGTTGTTTAAATCGTAAACGACGAATATGGTTGTTACTTGGTCAACACTTAAAGTAATATTAATTACTTGGCTTTTGGTTATTTCTAACGGGTCTATTAGAACGTCACTTTGTCCACTTGAAAACGTAGCCTTATAAGCCATATTTGGAAGGTTAATACCTATGTCTATGTTCGTTTCTTCGTAGCCTACTTGAATAGTTCTTATTGGGCTAATAGGCATAAAATCGTTTAGAAGTTCGAACGTAGTTTCGCCCGTTATCATATTTGTTTTCATCTGATTGATTAGGTATCGTTTGTCTCGTATAACTAACCTATCGTTTAATTGTAGACTTGTAAGTAAACTTGTAGGAAGATTCGCCTTAATTGTTGTCAATCGGTTTTTTGGATTAAACAAATTCGTTAAGTACGGAAAATAGTAAGTTGCGAACATTGATTGGTTAATAACTTGTAACCAATAGGTAGAAGTTTCAGGCGCAAAGTTCAAAGAGTAATCAATTCCTAAAACTTGCAAGTCTTGACCAAACATTACATAGTCGGGGTTGGTAACGTGTCCCGTTCCATCGGTGTAATGGATATGGTGCGGTAATGTCACCGAACCAAATTTGTAAAGTAAACAAGGCTTAGGTATGTAAGGCGCAAACGCATTGTCTAATGAGTACCCTACTTGAAGCCCCGTTGGGTTTCCTAATTCAAAGAATTGATTAAATAGTAAATTCTCAAAAGGAAGTTCTATATTAAATTCCCCGCCGTCGTAAGGGTATTGATATTCCGTGTTTCCGTATTCCCTTAACGCTTGGTCAAAAAAGGCTTTGTTCATAAAGCTACTTGACTGCTGATATTTAAACGCAATCTTTTTGTAAAGTTTTACGCGGTCTATTCCTATTTCGGTTTTGTCCGTGAATTTAGTTATGTCGATAATTGCACCCGCGGAATACCAATCGTCCAACGGGATAACTTCGTAAGTGTTGGGCGCAGTACCATAGCAAGTTAGGTTATATTCTTTTAGGATTCCCGTTATGAAATCTTGTACCTTCATCGTAGGCGCTAACCACGATAGATTAGTCGTAGTTGCGGTAGTAATTGTATTGCTTGAATAATCGACGAAGTCATTATAACTTACAGAACTAATAACATAATCAACTGAATAAGTTAATAAAAAATCAATGCTTAAGCCAACGTCGCTTCGAAGCTGAAAGGTGTACACGTCATTTAATCCTTGAACGTTTGGAATCGCGACTAAGTTTCCGTTAGTATTATATCCCAATCCATTCCAAGTTGCATAAAGAGTACCATTCTGATAAACATCTATATAAAATGGAATTGTAGGGTTTGAGTTGTTTGATATAAATAAATAAACATTATGAAAACTAACGCCGTTAAGATAGTTTAAAGTTACCGTACTATTTAAGATGTCAACGTAAGGAATAAGGTTATAAATTCCGTAACCACCGCCACCGACAAAACTATTTAAAGTAATATTTTCGGGTTGGCTTGTAAAAGTAAAGTTGTTTCGGTTCTTAAACCAAAGGTAAGATTGCGTAAACTTCGGGTCGCTTAAAAAAGTACCCGTGAAATTTACTCCGTATTTATTTTCGATTAAGTTAAACAAAGAAGCAACCCTAACGGCGGGGAATAGTTCTCTGTAATCTATTGCCCCTTGGTTCGTCCGTATGTCGTTAGTGTTCATCGGAATATTTACAAAAGGCAACCAATTAGGAAGGGTCGCGGTCGGTTGTATTGTGCCGTATTCCCAAATTCGATTCGAAGTTATTAAAGGGTAACATACGTCCCAATCGATAGCCCCGTTAGTTACTCTTTGGTAGACTTCTGCAAAACTATAGGTATGGTTTATTGGGGTGTAGTCAAGGTCGCTTAAAAGGTCTTCACCTACAAGGTCTTTAAGGGTTGTAACGTCTCCATAAAAAGTAATCGTATAGGAGTCGGGTTGCCCGTTTTTTAGTTGGCTCTTTTCCATTTGGATTTTGCCCCTACGAAAAAAAGTCATATCTATTTCTATGTACCCGTCTAAACGTTCTTGGTAGTTAATAGAACTATTCAAGGCGTTCTCGTAGAAGTATTCCCAAATAGCGTTATTCTTTGGGCTTGTAGGAATTGTAAACGACTGCGAAAAGTCGGTAAACGTTTTGCTTATGTCTTGTATGTTTTGAATTGTAGAAGTTACTTCTATAACTTCGTCGTTGAATAAGTCAAGTTGTTGACCTTCTACAAAAACTCGTACTTGCCTTTTCATTAGATAACGTTGTTAATTAAATCATTACTTTGCTCGAATTCCAAAACGTAGTTTATCATGTGGTTATTAATGCTCTTTTGCTTGTCGATTGATTTCGTCTTTAGTTTGACCGGTTCGTTATTTAGTAAGATTCTTTCGCTTAACATTAATTGCTGAAGATTAGAAGAAAATGATTCGTCTACCCAACCCGTATTAACTCGGTAGCTAATTATTCCGTTAGTGTTAAAGGTTTGCCGTTGGTTGGCTTGAGTGTCCCAACTTCCAAACAATCCCATTTCTTGCATTAAGTTAAACTCGGTTGTAGAAGTTTCTAAATTTTCGTAAGATGCTTTAAAGAAAAATTCCCTTTGCCAAGCCCCGTACATATTAATGAAGTCCACTACTTGAACGTCGTATTTACATTCTTCGATTGGGTAAAAAGTAGCAGTCCAAAGTAATTGCGCTCCGTTAAATATTTCTACCTTGTTTCCCGTAAGATAATAACTTGGTCGAACTCGGTAAAGATTGTACATAGAATTTCCACCCGTAATTGAATACTGCCAAAACAAACCCGTTTGTAACTGCGTATACTTAACCGTCCAATGGGTTTCTAAATATGCCGTAAAAGTCCCCGCCCTTTGTAATTGATTTAATAACGGGTTATTATTTGCATCGCTCCAAAAGTAATAGTCTTTTTTGTCAAGGTGTACGGGCATTGTAAATATATGGCTTGGGTTGTAACCTTGCGAATAATACCCGAAGCCATCGTATGCCCAATAGGTTGTAGTTCCTAAAAGTACATAGGATTGCGTAAAGGGGTCTAACCAATATTCTTTAACGTCTACTATAATGTATTCGGTAACGTTTAGTAAACCTTCATCTGTGGCGTAGTTATTATTAAAAGTCGTGTGTTCTATGTACTCCAATAGGTATGGGGAAATATTGTAAAGGGTTTGGGTGTTGTTACTTGCAGGAATCAGTTTCTCCAACGTGTAACTTGGTGCTATTGGGGGCGGGTTTCCGTTTTGATAAATATACAATTCTACCTTGCTACCTTCTTGGGTAGGTTGGTTAATTTCCACAATATAGGGGCTTCGTGCAAATATTCTGTTAATCGCCATAATTCTTAAAGTTTTCTTTCATTATCGTATCAAATAATTCTTCGGCTTCGAGTCCGTATAGTTCTACCATTTCGTCGGGTAAATTCTTAAATGCTTTTTCAAAAGGTGTTGTAAAAAAAAGGCTTGGTTTTATACCGCGATTCCAAATTGACCTAATTATAAAAGTGGCAGTCATATCATAGGAAAGAAACTTTCCTTTCTTGTCGCGGAACTTTATTCCCTTACGTTTAACCCATTCTTTTATGCCTTTGGTTAACCCGCCTTTTATTCCCGTTCCCGTGCCAAATTGGAAGTCGCTTAAACTACGTCCCGACTTGACACCCCTAACCCCGCGGTCTTGGTAAAAA